GGGTATTTGTGCCGCCCCCACTTGCCAAACCGCTGGTCTGGACCTACGCCTCAACGTGACCAACAGCTGAGACGAGGAGGTCTATTGCTGTTGAGGAGTAGATGCCAACAACATCCATGGTGTGGATTTGCTGGCGGACTGAGTCAATAACCCACAGGGGCAGGTCATACATCCGGGATAGATAGATATCAGAGCCAGGTGTAGGCTCCAAAACCTCTAAACTAGGCAGATATTTGATCTTTGCTGTGCGAAGAGCCTCAGTCAAGGCTCGACCGCGCGCCCCATGGGTTAGAGCAAGCTCATTTTGCACGTAATCTGACAGCAAAGGCACATGGCGTGTCTGCTGCAAAAGCCCCAGGGCAACACCCCGCCTATGGGCGAGGTCCTGGTTCTTCGGGATTTGTGCAACGGTGACACCCAGTTTGAGCAAACACTTCAGGGTGGGACCGGGGCGATAACCGTGGTTTGACGGGTAAAATGCGTTAGAACAGAAGCGGGCTTTCTCGACTGGATGTCCAAACTTTGCTTTGGGTTTAAACCCAAGCTCCGTAAGGAAATCGAGAACGCCTGGCCTCAACTCAGGCCGCAAATTGCCTATCATGTCATCACCTCTAACCATGGCACGAAAATCCGCCCCAGGTTTGGGTAAAAAGTGCCAAGCATGATCGAAATCGGCCAAATCGATCTGATGATTGCGGGCGTACGCAACCATGATGGCTGTGGAAATGGCACAACAATTGATAATGGTATTACCAAAAGTCGTGTCAGGATGGCCAGAAAATGTCCATGACTCGCGCTGGGCAGAAACCCCGCATCGAGATGTACACTTAATGGAAGGGCCCACCATTGCAGAGTAAACTCGCAACGCCAGGCCGCGCATCCCAAATCTCCGCGCCACTGCTATTTTGGTCTGAAGGCTAAGCATTGAATTCGTCATGTCAAACTTGGAGTAGTCGATCTCCATTAAGGAATCGTGGCCCATTTGTTGTAGGCCAGTCATAAACCAATCCCCGACCTCTTGGGCATTAGATCCGCATTCGTAAAACAATGGCCCTTTTGCGGGCCAAACATGTTGATGCATGTGTTCGGCGAAACTTCGGAAATATGGACCCAGAAGGACTTTAACCACATCAGTGATTGAAACAATATTTCGGGGCTTGACTTCCTCAACAGGACAACCGAGAAACATCCAGAGTTTAACTTCAACCTTGACAAAAGTTTGAAGACGCTTATACTCCTTAAAAGTGACACTACCACTCATAATCCGTTCATGAGCCTGCATAAACACAACTCGCTGCGAACAGGAGTAGTGAGCAAGCCAGTGATCGAACTCGAGAGGGGGCACCAGATTCTTCGGGATAAGCTTCTCCATCACTTTGGACAGCAGCGTCCAAGCCTGTTGTTGCGGAACGGGCCGAGGCGCCACCACCCTTGTTGCCAAAGATGCCTTTTGCTCAAAGCCATCTGAGCGTGCTGTATGAAAGGTGACGGAATCAAAAATGGGGGCAACAATGCGAGAAGCACTATCGCGCCCACGCTTAACCAATAGGCCGCGGGTTTTGAGTACATCCCCGTCCTGTGGAACTGGCAGCCTGTCCAGATAGGCTACAGTTGGCAATTTGCCAGGATAGGGCACTGGGGAAAATTTGGGACAGAAGGCAGCACCGCACTATGCTCGGATATTGATGTCACGAGATGTTCATAGGCTGTCCCAGGCAATTCCCCAACATATCCAAGGCCATGGACATGATAAGCGAGGGTGTTCAAAGAGTGCAAGGCGTTAGCTGGCTGGACGCCCCCAATGGCTTTTGGCAACTCGTAGCAAGACTTCTTTTGCTTGGAGAACAAGTTGTGCATGTGCACCCGCACTCGCTGCCAAAACGGCTTCTTCCGCCCATACTTGGTGACAATCTCCTTGGTGCGTTTGGCGATAGTGTCACGCATCAATCCAAAACCACCCCCAACGAACGCTGGAGTGATTTGGACTCGCGCTAGGGCTAGAGCGCGGGCCGAATAAGCACGCTCGATGGCATAAGCAGCGTAGCATGCTTCGGCTTGCCCTTGAAAGTTCGGATCAGCCATCAGATCAAGGGGTTGTTTTTGCTCCCGCAACTCAGTGAAGGCAGCTAAAGTGTACTGTCTTGCTGCCGCCATGAGTATTTCGGGACCCTCTTTTCCAGCTATCTGACGTTCAACTGGCGTTATCAGGTTTTGCATGATTCGAACTAGGGTCTTAATATGGTACCGCAGCCCTTGATGAAACTCCCATTCTGTGTTAGAAGTAAACATATTTTTGGGAGAAAGAACCGTTGTAAGGCTGCAGTCTGTCATTCCTTGGATCAATGGCAATAACAGGTCGCAAATGGTATCAAGTTGCAATGATGAGACGGCCAAGGACAAAGGCCGTCGTGGTTCTATTGATGATGGGGAAGGATGAGGGGGATGGGAAGCAAGCAACTGTTCTGACAGCACGTCCAACTCCAAAGGAGAGAGGGCGCATCCAACAGGCAGGCGCAAAAGGTAATCACGAGGGTTGGGTTTGTTTGCCTGACTATTGGACAACACCGGCAAGCTCTTGAGCTCATGTTCTTCCTTGACTTCGGGGGGCTGGGGACATACATCCCCAACCTGAGAAGAGGGGAAACGAAGGCCACGTTCCTCTCTAATTGCGAGTCTATCCATTTCATCCCAATCAACAGGAGGAAGGGGTGATCCGGTAGGCTCACTTACAAGGAAATCAAAGACATGGTCCCAAGATGCGGCCGGGGAAGGCTGTGGCATAATTAGGTTGGTATTGGCTTGAGGAGCAGGTTGGAGCTCAATTTTACTCTCTTCTCTATTAACTTCTCCATACTTACTCTCAAATGAGAAGGCAGGATCGCTAAGTGAGGAAGAACTCTCAGACTGGACCGGAAGCTCGACTTTCTCCTCCAAGGAAGGGGAGCTAACGGAATGTGCTCTAACCGATGCTCGAGATGAAGTGTCAGAATTTGGGAAGTCATCTGAAAAGTCTTTCTGACCATAATCATTCTTACTCTCGCTGTCAACCTCGATCCATGCTTGCCTCTTACTCCACTTAATAATAAGGCGGTACCCATAATGGGACAGCCTCGCTCTAATATCTCTCAAAACTGCGTCTGTCATTGACCTCTTCTCATCTAGAGCCCAAGTTCTCAAAAATCCACCCTTTATAACCTCGAAGAAGTGGGGTGGGAGTGTCAAATGAGTCATGGGGACTAAAAGTCAGGTGCGGATATCCAGACTGTTATGGGATGTCAACACTAGTGGGCACCTAATGCGCTGATGCACCGGGCCTGTGGGAAAACTCCGGCAGGAACGGGGCAGTAAACACGCAAATACGCGATCCACCAATGGTGACCCCATGCAACAATACTAGCCAGGAGCTGGGCCTACCGCGAGGCGGCAAGAAGGGCAACACAACCAGGACGGGTGATGAACAAAATGAAAATTTGTTGTAAAATAGGATATATAGATAAGAGATATGCAATTTTCCCCAAAAGTCCTACG